CACCTTTTTTAGCAAACTCTTGAACCCACATTTCTGTAGTAAATACTTGAAAATTAGTTAGATCGAATCCCATCTCTCCTAATAGATTATTTGCAGTAGCACCAATATAATCTGTAAGTTCTTTAAATTTAGGATCTCCTATTAAAGTTGTTGAATGAAATACATGACCCATATCACCTTTGTCACCAAACTTTTTATTTCTTTTATCTATTGTTTTTTTTAGATTTTTTTTAGATTCTTCAATATATCTGTCTGATGCCTTGTTTAAATCTTTTACAAATTCTGGTTGATCTGCAAACCACACAGGACATTTAAAAAAATCCTCTCTAGTTAATTGTTTGGGAAATGTTTTTTGCATTCCATTAATACCTGTGGCAGGCATTCCACCACCTACATCTCTTTTTTTTCTTGTTTTTTGTTTTAATTTTTTATTTTTCATTTATACGGCCAACCTAGATTCCATATAACTAAACTATATCTTGATCCTTTTTTAACAGGACACACTCTATGCCAAACAAAACCAGGAAATACAACCAAAGATCCTTTCGGTAATATCTCAGTGCATTTTCTAATATTAGGTTTTTTGTCTGGGTCCGTGTTTCTAAAATCAAATTCTAATTCACCACCCTTATAATCTTTTGGATCTGATAAGGAAACTGTCACAGACAATTTTCTTATCTTACCGTTTGATGGATCGTTTGCATTTTCTCTAACGTATGGTCTATCCCAACCATCACAATGCCAATCATAGAATTGACCTTTTTCATATTTTGTAAACTGACAACTTTCTGAAAAATCCCATTGAAAATTCCAACCTGCATTTTCATTCGCTTGATGAACATATGGTTGTATCTCTTTATAAATCCACCTGTCATTCATCCAAACAACATTTGAATTTCTTTTTTTCTTTAAATCTTTTATTTGTTTTTTATTTAAATTTTTACCTTGACCATAACCACCAGTAACCGCCATCTGATCTGAAATAGATTTTCCATATTTAACTATCTCATCACAGATTCTCTCTGGGACTGCTGACTGGAAATACCAATAATAGTTTGTAAGGTTCATATATCTTTATGAACTTAATATAACATTTATTATGAGACTGTCAATGTCCCTGAAACTGTAAAAGTAGCTAACTTATCACCACATGGTGTGGTTGTTAATGCGTTAGTTCCAGGAGCAACTGACCAACTAGCACCACCCGGTGCTCTTAAAAATACTACTCCTGATCCACCCGCACCAGAAGTCCCTGGTCCATTTCCTCCACCACCACTTCCACTGTTAGCAGCTCCAGAACCTGCGGCACAAGAACTATTTGATCCAGCCCCAGCACAACCAGAACCTGCAGATCCACCTGAAACACTAGAAGCTCCACCACCGCCACCACCTGCTCTTGTAACAGGAGAGGCTGTAATAGATGATGCTAAACCATTTCCGCCGTTTCCAGATGCACTACCAGCTGCTCCAGCGGATCCAGCTCCTCCACCACCTCCTCCTCTAAAAGGACCAGATGGTCCACTAAATAAACCAGCTCCTCCAGCATTTCCTTGATTTGCTGTACCACTTCCTCCAGCTCCACCACTAGGATCATCTCTACCTGATCCTCCACCACCCGAACCCCCAGGTTGTCCGTTTATAGAAGCATAAGCTCCTCCTGAACCACCCCCGGTTGCTGTTATGGTTGATATTCCTGGATTTGCAATACTAGAATTAGTTCCATTATTTCCTTGACTTGTTGTATCATTTTTAGCTCCACCAGCACCAACTGTAATTGTATATGATCCTGGACTTAATTCTCCTAAAGGTGTTTCTGAAGATGAACTTGCACCAGAAGTTTCACAATTAAATGAATTTCTATAACCACCAGCACCACCGCCACCACCAGTGTGTTTAGATCCACCTCCAGCTCCAGCAATTACTAAATACTCTGCTATTACTAATGCTCTTGGCCATGTTCCACATTTTTTTGCTTGAAATTGACTTTGCATTGACCACACACCACTTGCTTTATTAATTTCTTTTATAACAACAACTCCTGATCCACCACTTCCACTAGTACAGCTTCCACCTAATGTTCCACCACCTCCACCACCAGTGTTTGCAGTTGCGTTTGTTGCAGCTGTAGATACCCCTGGTGCAGCGGGATTAAAAATTACTCCTCTACCTCCACCACCTGGTCCTCCTGCACCACCGGCTGTTGGCACGGAAATAGGATTACCTTGTTTTCCACCGCCTCCACCACCAGCTACTACTCCACACACACCAAAACCTGTTCCAAAAGAACTTGACAAATCTGATCCATCGCCACCATCTCCAGCAATACCAGTTGATGGCCCTGGAGCTACACCATTGTCACCAGCTCCTCCGGCTCCACCGCCACCACCGCCAGCATTATCATATGAACCAACTGTTGTCCCATTACCACCGGCATTACCTTGACAAGCAGTTCCGGCTTTTCCTGCACTACCATTACCACCTCCGCCACCACCAGATCCTCCTACAGTAGCATTATCAATAGCACTTCCTCCAGCTCCACCACCTGTGGCAGTATATGTTGTACATCCTACTACTAAACTTGAATTTGAACCAGCGCAACCAGCTTGACTTGCAGGTCCACCACCTCCATCTGAACCACCACCACCGATTGTTACAGCTCCAAGAGCGGTGTTTCCACACACAGGTATATTACTTGTTTGCACAACTCCACCAGCTCCTCCACCACCATAATAACCACCACCGCCGCCACCACCAGCAACGACTAATGTATCTATAACTCTTGTCCCTGGTTGAGTTGTAACTGCACTTGGTGCACTTGATGTTTTAACTGTAACAGTATCTTTACCAAAAGAGGTTTTATTAGAAACTCCTAATACACCACCATTTGATGAGCCTGATTTTGATCTAGGCATTTGAGTCTCCTATTCGGACACCCAAGTTGTGCCATTCCAATTATATTTGGTAGGTGTTTCCGATTCGTCGTTTGATTTAATTGCTTCCCAACCTGTCGTGTTGTCAGCTTGGTATTTTGTATCGTTCCAAGTAATTCTATAATACCACTCAGGTTCTGCTTGACCATCATCTGTAATAGATGGGTAAGTGATCGGTGCTTTCCAATTATCATCACCATCTAATGACCATGAAGCATAAGGTTGTTGTGCTAAAAATTTATCTTTTACAGGATCATAAACCATTCCAATTCCTGCATATTGTTTTCTAAAATTATTATTGTAAGAAGTTTGTTTCCAAATTCCACCTTTAAAAAAATTAACACACCATGTTTCTCCGTCAGCATGCATGTCATTATCTCCAAGAGTCCCGTTTCCTGCTGAAATATCATTGCCTACAACAACTACCCTTTGTACTATTTGATGTGAATCTGACGTAAATCCAGTAGGATCTGTCATTGCTTTTAATTCTGCGAAATGTGCCATAATATTACTCCTTAAATTTAATATTTATAATTTATTTTTAACTTATAGTCAACGTCCCTGATACAGTAAATGAGGCGACTTTACAGCCTCCTGCTGGACTTGGTAATGTTGCTAAACTATTAGTTCCTGGCGCTACGGATACAGAAGCACATCCTGGAACACGAACAACTACGATACCTGATCCACCAGCTGCACCATTATTTTGGTGACCTCCACCGCCACCTCCACCAGTGTTAGCTGTACCAGCTGTAGCGTTATTTCCAGATGGTCCACCACCTGCTCCACCACCACCGGCACCACCTGCTCCACCAGGAGCAGAATTATCAGATCCTCCACCACCACCTGCATAACTAACAGGGGATCCTGTAATACTATTTGCTTTACCATCACCACCGGCTCCACCTGAATTAGGACCTGCGTTTGAACCTGCTGCGTTTGCTCCACCACCGCCACCACCTGCTGACGCTGGGTGTGCATGAGCGTTACCACCTGAATTTCCTTGACCAGGAGTTCCCGCACCACCACAACCTCCTGGAGGTTGATCTCCAGCACCACCTCCGGAACCACCAGAATTACCTGGTCCAGCTGATTGACCACCTCCAGCACCACCTCCTACTGAGGAAATACCAAAAAATGATGAGTCACTTCCATTACAACCTCTACCATCAGGAGATGGACTTGCACCACCACTACCAATAGTAACTGGATAAGTTCCTGCTGCTAAATTTAAACTTGATACACAACCACAACTAAAAGAAGTCCTATAACCTCCTGCACCACCGCCACCACCGGCTCTTAATCCACCGGTTCCGCCACCACCACCGCCTGCTACGACTAAGAAATTTGCACTAACACCACATCCTGAATCTAAAACTGATAAAGTTCCTGAAGCTGTAAAACTTGCAACTTGTCCACCATCTGGTGCTTGAGATACTGATCCCGCACATCCTGGACTTGCAGCAAGTATAACTCCTGTATCTGAAGGTGTTCTTGCAATAACGATACCCGAACCACCAGCACCACTTGTTCCAGTAGCACTCGGAGAACCTTGTGCACCACCACCTCCACCACCAGTATTAGCTGTTCCAGAAGTACCTGATCCAGAAGCACCTGATCCAGCGGCTCCACCACCACCAGCACCACCTGTTCCTGGACTATCTCCAGTTGGAATTTCAGATCCACCACCCCCACCGCCAGCATAAGTTGTTGCTGTTCCTGTAATTGCGTTTGGTGCTCCTGCACCACCCGGACCACCAGCCCCGTTTCCAGCGCCTGGAGAACCTGATCCATCGCTTCCAGCTGCGGTAGCTCCACCACCTCCACCTGCTTGATAATATCCTGAAAGTGATACTCCATCTCCTCCTGGATTTCCTTGTGCAGGACTAGTAGTTGGTGTATTTCCTGCTCCTCCTGGATTAGAAGTAGCTCCACCTCCACCTGATCCACCTGCATTTCCAGGTTGGTTTGACGGAGTTGGGCTTTGTTGTGATCCTCCTGAACCACCACCAGTTGATGTTATTGTTGAAAAAACTGAATCTGATCCATTATTACCTTTTGGTAATCCTGGAGTGTCGGCAGGTAGAGTACCAGTAACACCAGCTCCACCAGCTCCAACTGTTATTGGAAAAGTTCCTAAACCTAAACTTAATGCTGTTCCTTGTAATGGACTTGGTCCAAATCCTGATGCACGATAACCTCCTGCACCTCCAC